CGTGCATCAGGAGTTCGAGTTCAGGACGGAGGATCGATGAGCAGCGTTCACGGAGTCATTTCCATGCGACCGGCAGGCCACGCGATGAGGCTCGGATTGCTTGAGTTCATCGAGACGCTGCCGGCCGGCATCACGATGGTTGAGATCGGTTGCTATCAGGGCGAGGCGACCGAGATGTTCCTGGCAAAGGCCGCGAAGCTGGTCGCGGTGGACCCGTGGGCGGACTACATCGAGGACACAGGGTCCGAGGCGATCGGCTCGATTCACATGCGCGAGATGAGCGAGGTCGAGCGGCTCTTCGACGCGCGAGTCGGCGACCGCGTGACGAAGGTCAAGCTCCCGAGCATCGAGGGCGCCGCGCTCTTCGAGGACGGCTCTTTCGATCTGGTCTACATCGACGCGAACCACGGATATGCGGACGTGCTCGCCGACATCAAAGCGTGGCGACCGAAGGTCAAGGCTGGCGGGATCTTCGCTGGGCACGATTTCAACGACGAGCGTCCGTACCTCCAGCGCGCGGTGCGCGAGGCGGTCGGCGAGCCCGAGCACGTGTTCCCCGATTCGACCTGGGTGGTCCGAGCGTGAACCTTCTCATCACCTTCAGCGGCGCCAACTACGATTCGACGACGCAGCGCATTGTGGACCATGGACGCTTGCTCGGCGCCGACGAGGTGCGCGTGTATGACGACCGCTGGTTGATGACGCAAGCCTTCTATCGACAGAACCGCTGGCTGTGGGACCACCCGCACAAGCGAGGGTTCGGCTGGTATGCCTGGAAGCCCTACATCATCTGGCATGCGTTGCAGACGCTAAAGGACGGCGACGTTGTGCTCTACGTCGACGCGGACACGGCGCCGGTATCCTACTTCGGCATGCTCTACGAGCGGTGCGCGGCGGACGGTGGCGTCATGCTGTTCGCGTCGGAGAACCACGCGCAGCACGAGTGGTGCAAGCAGGATTGCTACGATGCGATGGCGCAGCCAGTGACACTTACGCAGGCGGGCGTCGCGCGATTTATGCTCTTCCAGAAGGGTCCGTGGAAGGCGACGCAGTTTTTGATAGAGTGGCTGACCTACACGGTCAATCCCCTTTGCAATACGTTCGATGTTTCAACGTTCGAGCATCCTGGTTTCATCGAGCACCGCGCCGAGCAGGCCGTCATGACGAATCTCGCGCATAAATATGGCCTGAGGCTCTATCGCGAGGCGTGCCAGGCAGGTAACGGCATTGACCGCGACCGCGACCTCTACGGGCAGCTGTTTGAGCAGGCCGATCAATATACGACGCACGTGACGGCTGAACCGCTGGGCAGCAAGTTCCAGAACGTGGAGGCCGTGTGCGCGCGATAATCCTCCACGCTCCGCACCTCAATCGCGATATCAGCGAGCTGCAGGCGATCCCGCATGCCGAGATTCTGCTCGGCGATCCCACGCCGCGCGGCGAGGATGGTTGTCTGGAGATGCACAAGGAGGCGGTGCGTATTGCGATGGCGGACGGCGATCCGCAGCTGTGGGTGCTTGAAGACGACTGCCAGTTCACGCCGCACTTCTCCTACGACCGCTGGATCGCGGATCTCGTCTGGGCAGTCATGCACGGCTACGACACGGTCGTCGGCGGGTGCACGCGGACCTACGGCGAGCGTCTCGTGCGCGAGGGGATGATCGAAGTGAGCGCGTTCCATAGCGCGCATTGCATCGTCTACTTCGACACGGCATACGAAAAAGCGCTGAAGGCCGTGCAGCCTTACGATCTCTCGCTCGGGCGCGACTGCGGGATGAAGATCGTGCTGACGCACCCGTTCGTCGCCGTGCAGCGGCCGTCGTATTCGGGCATCCTCAAAACGCAGGTCGACTACGTGCCGCTGTATCAGCAGCACGAGGATCGGCTCCGGCATCTGCCGGTCACGGAGGCGTATTGAGCATCACCTTCATCGTCCCGACCATCGGCCGTCCGTCCCTCGCGAGGACGATCGCCTCGATCGAGACGCGACCGGGTGATGAGGTGCTGCTCGTCGGCGCATCAGAGTTGCGCCTGCGTGAGTACGCGTTCATCGCCGAGCGGCCGGACGTGCGCGTCATCGACTGCCCGCCCGGCGGCGATTACGGCCACACCGAGCGCAACGTCGCGATGCGGATGGCGAAGGGTGACTATCTTTCGTCGATGGACGACGACGATGAGTATGCGCCGGGCGCAAGGGCGATCTTGGAGAGCGCGATGAACGGGGCGCCGTCCATCTTTCGGATGCAGTATTTCAACGTTCACGGACCGACGCTCTGGCGGGATAAAGAGATCAGAGTTGGTAACTGCGGCACGCCATGCGTCTTTACTCCGAACGTGCCGGAGCGCCTTGCGCCGTGGGGGAACCACTATTGCGGCGATTTTGATTTCATGATTGGAATGAAGTGGGAACCGCATGAGATCTCGTGGCGCGAGGAAGTGATCGCGTTGATCCGACCGGAGTAAACCTTTTGCTGTGGGGCAAAATATCATGAACGTCTGCGTGCCAGTATTGAGGAGATACGATTTGCTACGTCGGTTGCTCGTCTCGCTAGCGGCGAGCGACGTGCAGCCCGACGCCGTGTACGTGCTTGACAACGGACGTGACGCCGAGAAGGTCAACGAGGCGGTCGACGGCTTCGATTTCCCGATCATCGTCGAGACGCCGGAGCAGAACCTCGGCGTCGCCGGCTCGTGGAACTGGTTCATCCAGAATGTGCCGGCCGACGAGTGGCTCATCACGAACGACGACATTGTGTTCGCGCCGCAGACGATCGATCGTATGCAGGAAACAGGAGGCGATCTCGTCTTTGGGTTTGGTTTTTCCTGCTTCTTGATCCGTCGTAGCTGTGTCGAGAAGCTCGGTCTGTTCGACGAGACGATTTCGCCGAACTACGCATACTACGAGGACATCGACTACACAGAGCGAGCGCACGCCAAGGGTCTGCGCGGATGCCTTGTGGATGCTCAGGACACTGGTCTTGTCCACGGCGACGGGAAAGATGCCAGCTGCACATGGCGTGCTGGGACACCGGAAGAGATCCAGGATCACAATCGTCGCTTCGCGCTTGCGGGGCAGAATTTCGTACGCAAATGGGGTGCCGCGCCGCAGGTGCTCGAAGCGCAACGGGTGCGTCGAGTGGAGTTGGCAACGGGCGCCAAACCGAGGCTGCTCTGGGTCGGCGACGCATGCTGCCCCTCAGGGTTCGCTAAAGCGACGCACGAAATCCTCGAGACGTTGCGTAAGGAGTACGACGTCACTGTGCTCGGCATCAACTACAACGGCGACCCGTATCCGTATCCGTATCCAGTGTACGCGGCGTCGGTGCATTGCGTCGACGGGATCGGCGTTGGACGTATCGAGTGGATGTGCGATCGCGTTCAGCCGGACGTTATCGTTCTCCAGAATGACGGGTTCAACATCCCGTACTACATGGAAGCGCTGAGAGTGAAGCACGCACATGTTCCGGTCGTCGCGGCTGTGGCCGTCGACGGCAAGAACTTTCGTGGCGAGTGGCTGAACGGCATTTCTCTTGCGATCTTCTGGACGCAGTTCGGACTTGACGAAGCACGCGCCGGTGGCTATAGGGGACCAGCGCAGGTCATTCCGCTCGGCGTCGATCTGAATACATATTACCCGATGGACAAGATCGAGGCGCGCAAGGCGTGTGGGTGGAAAGAGGGTGAAGGTTTTCGAGGCTTCACCTACGAGCGCTCGTTCATCGTCGGCAACGTCAACCGCAACCAGGTGCGCAAGCGTTGGGATTTAACCATTCGGTATTTCGCCGAGTGGGTTCGCCGTCGCAAGCCGGAAAACGCCTGGTTGTTTCTGCACACGGCGCCGACTGGCGACGATGGCATCGATGCCCGACAGTTGATGTCGTATTACGGAAAGGGCATCTCCGGCGGGCTCAACCTCGCGATCGTGCAGCCGCCGACGTTCTATGGCAACTCCGAAGAGCACATGCGGGCGACCTATTGCGCGATGGACGTGGACGTCACCACCTCGCAGGGCGAAGGTTTCGGTCTCACGACCATCGAGGCGATGGCCTGCGGCGTGCCGTGCATCCTGCCAGAGCATTCAGCCTTCGGCCAAGGTGGATGGGTCAACGGCGCGGCAGCTTTCGTGCCCTGTACGTCGTCGGCCATCAACCCGAACGGCGGACTGAACATCGTCGGCGGCGTGCCGGACGAGGAGCAGTTCATCGACGTGCTGGACATGCTGTACCGGCACCCGTCGCTGCGTCGAGATAAGAGGAATGCCGGGCTCGCGCTCGCGCACGAGCAGCGGTTCCGGTGGCAGGCTATCGGGCAGGAATACGCCAAGACGATCGGCCACCTGCTGGGTTCAGTCGAGGAAGCACGGCAGGAGGCCATGGCGTGAAGGGCGCCGCCGAGATGATCGCGAAGCTGAAGCAGATTCAGGCGAAATTCCCGGACCGCGTGGCCGCGGCGCTGTATCAGATCGCGCAGCAGATCATGACCGAGGCGAAGCGTAGGTGCCCGGTGGCAAGCGATGGCGGCACGCTGCGGGCGAGCGGCTTGGTCAGCGAGCCTGTGCGCAGTGGGCGGAGTATTTCAGTCACATTGTCGTTCGGCGGCGCGGCCGATGCCTATGCCATATCGGTGCACGAGACGCCGGGACCGCATGACCCTCCTTCTTGGAAAATCATGTATGAGCGTGGTGGTATGATTTCTTACACTACCCCAGGAACAGGAAGCAAGTTTCTTGAGAGTGTAATAAATGAGTACGTCCCAGTGATGCCGACGTTGATGGCAGCATTGTTAAATCTTGACGACGAAAGCGTTTTCTCTTGAATAAGTCTAACAAGTAGAGTAAGATAGAAGACTTATGAACAAGTACAAACGGACAGGGAAACGAAGCGGGCATTGCGTCAAGTGTGGTGTGTTTCGCGAGTGCCTTCACCGCGATCATATCGTTCCTAAGTGGCAGGACGGAACAGAGGACGACTCTAATATTCAATACCTCTGTGCGAACTGTCATGAAAATAAGTCCATTGCTGAAGTACGAACTCCTGAGTTTGCTATTTGGCAGGCGCTAACGAATCGACTCCGTTGGAAAGACCCTGTATTTCGTAAGAAGACATTAGAAGCGATGCGCGGCGTCCCTAAGACAGAAGAAACAAAAGAGCGCATGCGTAAGTCGGCTAAGGAGTATCGTGCAACTCCTGAGGGCAAGGCAGATCTTAAAAAGGCCGTGCATCAACGATGGTTGAATGGTCAATCAGGAGAAGTGCGGAGAAGGAAAGGTAAGAAGTGGACAGAAGAAACCCGCGCAAAATATAAAGAGAGTAGATCCTCTCCTGAGTATAGAGCAAAACTTAAGGCAAAACTGATAGAGGCGCATGCTAAGCCATCTTACCGCGAAAGCATGAGAGTTTCTCAGCAAGCCAGACGCGCGTTAGAACAATTGCTGACGCCGCAGCAGAAGCTGCAAAAATCAATAGAGCGGTCAGAACGTAAGATTGCAAAACTCCGTCTTCTCGCCGAACAAGATAAAGACGTTGAAGCGCTCTCGATTTTTGACACATCAAAGACGGTTGTGCAATGAGCGTCCTCGACGACATCACCGCACTGCTCGTCGCCGCGAACGTCGGCACTCCAGGCGTGAACATTTTCGCCAGCAGTGCGGCCGTCATCCCGGTCGGCATGGGGCCGTATCTGTCACTCAACGAAACAGGCGGAATCGCGCCGACGCGCGTGCAGAACAGCCGCCCGCCAAATACCGTGCGGCCGACGGTGCAAGTGCTCGTGCGCGCGGGTCGGATCGCGGGCGTGCAGGAAGCGTGGCCGGCCGCGTACGCGATGGCGCAAGCGGCGTATGTCGCACTCGATGGGATTTTCAATACCGTGATCAATGGTGTGTTTTATCTTAGCATTCAAGCAAGGCAGGAAGTGACCGACATGGGGCTTGACGCCACTGGGCTGCGTGTGCAGATTGTTTTCAACCTTCAGATCGAAAAGGTGTTTTCGTAGACGCGGCGCGAGTGCCGCAAGGAGAATGACATATGCCGTTTGATTCCTACCCACTGCTCGTCGCGAGGGCACCGGCACTGACGCCGACGATCTTCACGAACATCGCCGAGCTCGAGATTCCGGCGCTACCGGACGTCTCGTCGAACGAGTACGACTCGTCGACGCAGAACCACTCGATCGATGTGTACGTCGTCAGCACATTGATCCGTCGGAAGCCGGTTCCGCTAACGCTCAACATGCTGCCGTCGGACCCGACGCAGGACCACGTCGCCGGGCTCTACAATGCACGGTTCACGAACTCGTTCGATGGCTACAAGTTCTCGCATGCGGCGAGCGGCCTCGTCTGGGTGGCGAGCGGTTACGTGACCGCGCTCGGGCCGCCGAAGATCGCGATGGAAGGCAAGATGCAGTTGCCTGTGACGATTCGTCTGAGCGGCCCGATGGGCATCCAGTCGAACAGCGCGGGCGGCATGCTCCAGATCGGCACGTAGCCTGCTCCGG